TCTAATCTAAATGCCCCCATATTATAAATTATTTCTTCATTTATTTCTGTTTGTGGGGAGAAAAATACTCCTAAATCTTCAAAATCTTGTGGTTGTCTATCTAATACAGAATTTTCTGATCTTCTTGTAAGTGATAAAATATCATCATCTATAGTACCTGTGTCTATTCTAACTTTTTCACTTGTCATTGAAATTCCAACTGTGTCTGGAGTAGGTAAATGATGAACTTCTAATACTTCTACATATTTTATACCTTCTACACTACTTGAAATACTAGCTGTAGGGATATAATGTATGTCTAAGTTAGGATGAGAACTTGAACTGTCTATTGTTTGTTCTGTTTCAGAAACTAAATTACTACCTAAAGGGGCTCTAAAAATTAATTCATCAAATGCTGATGATGTAGTATTACCAGCATATATAAATGGGTCTAGTGCTTGGATTGTTAATGTTTTTGGGTTTAAAATATCTGTGGTGCTAGCTGAGTGGAAATAATATTTTATTTCTTGGAAAGATCCCGTATATGATAAATTATCTACTACATTATAATGTACGTTGCTGTTTTGTTCAACACCTCCAAAATACGCGTATGCTCCTTCATTAGAATTTGAACCAGAAACACCCCAAAGTTTTTTAGTTCTATGATGAAGATCAAAACTAGAAGTATAATAAGAAACATTTTTTAAATGGTTTGATTGATAAGCTCCAAATTTAACTGTACCATAATCTGTATCATTGTTTTCTTCTCTTCCTATAAAAATATTCCAAAAATTTCCATTATATATAGGAAAATTAGAGGTTGAAGCTATTATTGCACTACCTGTGTATATATCTAATTTACCATATTTAATAGAATCATTAGATGAAGATATATCACTTCCTGCATAAGGAGTTAAAACTAAATGATTATCATATTGTGGGAATGATCCTGATAATGAAAATAAATGATATTGTTGGTTTGATCTTTTAGGGTTAATTCTAAAAGCTACTGTTTTTGCGTCTGAATTTAAGTTTTCTGATAAAGAAGAAGACCATGCTGTTTTTAAAAAGTAACCATTATTACTTGAACTTCCAAATAATGCTAAAGAAGATTTATCATAACTAAAAGTTTTATAAGTTGTTTTATCTTTTACAGGTCCCCCATATTCTTTAACATTTAAAACAGTTGAAGGTACTCCATAACAACTCATTAATGCTCTTAAACCTCTTTCTGTTCCTTTAGTTTTTAAAAGATAAGGTGCATTATGATATAAACGTTTCCAAATTTCTTTTGTAATATCACCTTTAGGAATAGATCCTTCCATTGAAGCTGTAACTAGTGTTTGATTAGTAGGTGTATCATAAAATAGACTTCCTGTGCTTCCTTCTCCTAATATATATTCTATTAAATTATCATTTTCAAATTGATCAAATGTTTCTAAACCTAAACTTTGTAATGTAAAATAAACTAAATCTTTTGAAACTCCTTTTGTATGGTGAGTATTATTTATTTCAGTTGTGTGTTTTATGTGAGTCCATATATGATCAAAATGATGTCCTATCATATGAGTAAATGTCTTGTAAAAATCATTATTAGGATTATCTACAATATGTTTAGGTACTAAATTTATTAATCCATATTCATTTTGTTTATCAAATAAAGAGGCAGATAATAATTGTCCTCCATAATATGAATTATTTGAATTTTCACTTCCTAACCAAGTTAAAGCATTAGAAGATGTTACAGAATGGAGAAGAGGTTTACTTGCACTAGTGTGTTTTGGCCAAGTAAAAATATTAGATCCTGTTTCAAAATATAAAAATTGTTCATATCCATCTAGTCCTTTTATTAATTTTTCTTTTTTACTATTAATAATTTCTTTATTATTTAAAGCTACATTAGGAATAGTACTTGAAATACTTTCTATTTCTCCTATTTGTCTATTATATAATTCTATTAAACTTAATTTATACTCAAAGTTTTTTAAACGTTCAATAGCACTACCAAAATGTATAAAATTTTCAAAATGGTAAGGAACATCAATTCCTTCTGTGCTTGATGATATTGGTCTTATATAATCATAACTTACTTGAGGTATTTCTTTATTTTCTAATTGATTTAAAAGATGTTGATAAGATGAAGTTAAACTGTATTCTAATAATTCATTATAATTTTTATAACTAGAAGGCATTGAATTATTTATTCTAACATCTATTTTAAAATTAGGTCCTTGTAAGGGAATAATTTCATCACTTTCTGTTGTAAATTCAGGTTCTCCTAAATCAACAGTTACGATTATAGGATCTATAATTAATTCTGTTACTTTAAATGTTGATTTAGTTGTTATAAAGGATGGTAGTGGTTCTGATAGTTTTACTAATAACTCATGTTTATTAGGATTTTTATTTAATAAAACATTTATACCAACAACATTTGAATCTTCTCCAAAATTTAATATAATATCTTTAAAATAAGAAGATGTTTCAATTTCTGATATAAAAAGACTAACTGCTTTGTCAAATGAGTTGTTTTTTATATTAGGGGTAACAGATCTAATTTCTCTACGAGAAGGAGAAATCTCTTTAATATTAAATAAATTATCTTCTTCATTAAATATTTTATTTCTTTGAATATTTAATTTAATTTTATATTTACCTGCTATTAAAGCTCTATCATTTAATATTTTTATAGGATCTATTTGAAAATTAGGAGATTCATTAGGACTTTCTCCCATAATAGGAGATTGGTCTGTTGTAGACACCCATATCATATTTTCTCCTGTATTAAACCAATATCCTTCTGTTGAGTTATTTGGGCCTAAATTTTCATAGTCTCTATCTCCTGCTCCTTTTACATTAGGGTTTACTATTTTTGGTTCTTTATTTGATACTATTTGAGAAGTTGAAGGGGCAGCTTCTTCATTTTTATCTAAACTATAATCTTGAAAGTTTTCTTCTGAATATAAAAGATTATCATTAATATCATATATATGTAATTCTACTATGTCTTCCTTTCTTCCAAAGGTTTTTACAATTACTTTTGAATTAATAGAATCAAGTTCTAATAATTGTTCAGAGGATATGTCTAATATTTGGGCCATAAGGATTATTTTCTATTCATCAAATTGTCTTTCATCAAATCTATTTATCTCCATTAAATCTATATTTAAGTCTTTTATTTCATCAATAGGAGGGCCTACTAATATACCTCCTATACAAGCTTGACTTACTGGAACTATAAAATCACTATCAGGTATATTTTTTTTACCTGATTTTCTTTTAATAAGTTGTAAAGCCCCTCTATTATTTATTTGTCTTCTTCTACCTGAATGCATATAATACTGGTTTTCATCATTTTGTAAAACTGATCCATTTTTGAAAAAAGGGTGTTCATTTTCTATAGACCATATATCATCATTTATTTGTTGTATCTGTGCTTGTAGTTCTTTAATTTCTAAATCTTTTGGATCTATAGGGTAACCAGCGTATTTTATACTTTCTTGTACTATATTAAAATGAGTATTACTTTTACCTTCTTTTATTATATCATAGAACAACAAATTATACATATCAAATAAATCATCTATTGTATGAGGTTTAGGCACAAATTCTACAAATTCTTTGTCTAAAGAATCTTGAGCTTTTGTAGCTCCATAAATAGTTTTAGTTAATTTTAATGTTTCCATATCAATTATTTATATTCCATAACATGAACCATCTTCCATATTTGCCTCAGGAACAAAGTTTTCTGCTCCTGGATCAGTACATCCATAAATTTTAGCTATACAAGAACCATCATCAAATATTGCACTTGGAGTATAATTAAATGCATCTGGGTCTGTGCACCCAAAATCAGGCCCAATTTGAACTCCATTAAGGTATGTTTCAGGTGGTACTCCTATAGGATGAATGTAATCAAATTGTACATGTCCCTCAATTTCTATTAAACCTGATTTGTCTCCAAATTTAACTTTATTACCTATATAATATTCTGAGCTAACAGTAGAATCATATGTAGGAAAATGTTCTCTAAAATATACTTTTTTAGATTCTCCTTCATATATTCTTCGAGAAGTAGTTCTAGTACCATCAAGTGTCCAATATCTTATTAAACATGATGATTTAAAAGGATTTGCAGAAGATAAACAAGTTACATTTGCTTGAAAATAATCTAATATATTAGCTAATGATAAATCTATTTCTCTATCTGGGCCTGGTGGTACATTAAGATCAACATCTGAAGTTATGTCTTTTCCTGTAGGTATTGCATTTAAATCATTTATGTGTACCCTCTCTACTATATCAATATCTTTATCTCCTAAAAGTTCTTTTTTATCCGTATCATATGACATATTAGTAAAACCAAGGGCTCTTTTAGTTGTTTTATATGCATCATAACTTTTAAATTCTCTTTTTAATCCTTCTTGCATAACCCAAATAGGAAGACCTTGAGGAACTCCTTCTACTATTTCAGTATTCCATCCATGTGTACGTAAAAAAGTACCATTAGGATAAAATACATTTTCTTTAGGTTCTGGATTTTCTTTTAAATTATACTCTTCATCTTTTCTTTCTAATTCTTCTAATAATTTTTCTATAGTTAATTCTTTAGGATCAATGTAATCATTTATATATTCTTGACTTTGTAAAATTAAAGAATTATGAGATTTTTCTCCTTTTTTAGGAATATCATAAAATAAATCATTATAAACTTCAAAAAATTTAGATACATTATAATTAGGGTTAGATTTTATAAGTTCAGAAAAAGAAGTATTTATAAAATCAGTTGTTTGTTTATTTTTATAAACCTTTTTATTTAAACTAATTATTGCTTTTTTATTTTTTATTTTAGATTTTTGAAGAGATACTTTTATCTTAGATAATTTATCATTTTTTAAATCTTGTTTAGTATATAAATTAGATGTATTATCTTTAAACTTAGGTTTAAGACTTATATTTTCAGATTTAATAGCCATTATCTAACTACTTTAAAATAGTAATTATCATCATATATAGTAATACCATCATTATTTTTGTTTTTAAATAAAATACGATAATATCTTTCTGGTTGTAAACCTTTCATATATAGTTTAAAATACATTCCTTCTGAATCAGCACTTAATTTTGTAAAATCATCATCAAAAGGAATAACTTCTTCTTCTGTGTTAGCATCTCTTACACTATAAAAAGATGATGTTGTAAAATATCCTACATTTAAATAATTTGATGTTGTTGAAAATGTTCTATTTGGGTATTTATCTCTAACATGAATTCTTAATAGTGCTTCATCATTTTGATTAAACTCTTGTTTATTTTTATATAAAGTTACATTTAAACTTCCACTTTTTTTAGATACAGATTGTTTAGTGTGTATACTATCATCCCATTTAAATGTTAATTTTGGAGGATATATTGTGTGAGTGTCAACTGAAAAATATTGCATTTCACCAAAACTACTTGATGTATTTTCTTCTACTGAATCTGGGTGTTTTATAATAAATCCATTATTATCTACACCTGTTGGATAAGTATCTCCTGCAAATAAACTTGCTGAGTGTTTTTGTACTATTGAAGTTACATCCATGTTAATATCTAAACTATCACTGTTTAAAAATTGTTGTGACATATTAAATTCACTACTTAAATCTACAGATGCAGATATACCCGTATACCAACTTCCTCCTCCTTTTTCTAATCCACTTCCTGATATAATTGATCCTGTAGTTCCAGCTTGAAAACTTGATGTTGGCCATGGTGATTGAGTTACATTGTTATCTCTAAATTTCCATGTACAACCATTAGAACTTGTAGGTAAATTTGAATATCTACCTGATCCTTCATGCCATGATTGAGACACAGCAAATGCTTCTATATTAAGAATAGTAGTTAAAGTTTGTGGTTGTACAGTTGTTAGTTGAAGATTTGCTTTTGTTGTTCCATCATTAAATTTTGCAGAACCAATTGTATCTGAAATTACTGATTTTATTTCTTCATTTTTAAACTTAATTAAAATTCTTGAAGGATAATGTCTTGAATTAGTAGTTCCTCTTTCTTTTACAAGTTCTAAGATTTCATCTTTACCTGTATTCATAAAGGTTCTGTCTGGGTGACTATATATTGTTGAGTCTATTTCTGGAAATATTGAGTAGTATGCCATTTTTAATAAATTATTACTCGACCATTAATGTCTGAGTTTGGATATTTTAGTTCGAAAATACTTGGGTCTAATGAAGGATATATTACTCCTCTTTTAGTAGCTCCCATAAAATCATATTTATATTGTGAATAACCTAATGATGCCCCATTTTTATTTTTAAGTTCTACTTTTTCTACTGTTTGAACTCCTCTTACTCCTGCTATTAAATTTTCTACTTCAGATATTATAATAGGTTGATTTACTTGCCAATTATCAACATTAAAATGATCTTTTAATTCAGTAATACATTCTAAAATTACTTCATTATTATTATAACTTTTAAAAGCAGTTATTTCAAAATCAAGAGAAAAATTAATGATAAATGCATTTTTTATATTAATTGCATCTGTTAACATTCTAAATTGTTCAAGATATGTTGATAAATTAGTTTTTGTAGCTTGATTAAGATTTGTTAAATTTTTATTAGAATCATATCCTAAAGTATATAAATTTAAAGCTAATGGGTTTGGAATACGATTAGGTTCTGTTGTAAGTGGTGATAATTGATCGTCTTGAGTTATGTAAGCTTTAGATACTCTTCCTAATTGAGAGGGCATAGATAAAGTTCTAATTAAATAATCCTCTTTAGTTACTGTTCTTTGTTGAGCTGCGAAATTAGCCATTGCGTTTTGTCTTATTTCTTCTATAGTTTCTCCTGCTCCACCACCTCTTGCTGCTTCTGGATTATTAACTGCTACTGAACTTTTTACGAAATTTAACATTCCTCTATTTAAACCAATTTTATTTGATGATAATAAAGTTTCTGTTTCTGTTATGGTATTTGCATTAACATTTGAATTTAATCCTCCTCCTACAATGTAAGTAATTGTTAATGTTGTATTTGCAGGTGTTTCTCCATAAGCTTTAGTATATAAAAAATTTGAAGGATCATATGCTACATCTAATTTACTTCTTCCATCATTAATTCCTAAACCTATATTATTAGGATCAGGTATTATTGATGAATCTGAATTGTCAGTTGATCCAGGTCCAAATTGAATTTCTAATGTATTATCTTGTTTAAAACGTGTTACAAATCTTTTTGGTGATTTTCTTATTTTTAAAAGATAAGGTGTTTGTTGATTATATTGATGTAAATCAGGATCATTAGCTGCATTATTTTTTAATTGTTCAAAAATAGTATCTTGGGCTAAATAAGGAACTTCTGTCCAATTATTTCCATCTGAATCTATTATTGATTCTATTGATATTATATCTTTATCAAATAAACTTAATGTTTTAAATTGTTCAGCATTACCTATAGTAAATGTTTTTGTTTTTTTAGTTCCTGATATTGATTTTACTTTCTTTTTTAATAAATAATATTCTGGGTTATTTGATGAATCAAACTGATATATACTTGTTACTGTAGGGTCAAAAGAAGAAGAAAAACCAAATCTTACATCATCTGTTGTGTAAAATCTAGAGCCTTCAGTTGAATTAAAAGTAGATCCTGCTTCTATATCTAGTGTAAAACTATAATCAGGTAAATATTCTCCCGACATATTTATAGAAGGAACTAATTGAAATAATTCTAAATCAACAGAAGCTGCTGATGTTACTTTAGGTTTATACCCCAAAGCGTAAGATAAATTATATAAATTTTCTTTTTCTTGTGCTAATAATAAAAAACATTCTCTTAATTGTGTATCTGTATAAAAAGATAATACATCTCCTACATAAGATGCCATTTCAAGAAACATCATTCCAGGGTTTCCTTCACTAAAATCATTAAAGTTATTAGGAAAATATATTTCCGCAAAATCTATTAATTTGTCCTTATAAGAATTATAATCTTTACTTAAATATTTAACATCCTTATCTTGTGTTTTATTTGATATTTTATTGTAAGCCATTATTGGTTAAAATTAAGTTGTATTGCATCCACAGTATTATCTGAATTGATACTATATGTTATTTTTATAAATAATAAATGTTCATCTTCTAAAAAATTAATATCTGTATCTATTAATGAAATTTCAGGTATATAAAAGTTTATTTGTGCATTTATTTCTGTATTTAAGGAATCTATGTCTATATTCTGTTCAAAAAGATGGTGTTTTAATCCTACACCAAAATTAGGTTCATTTACTCTTTCACCTTGTTCGGTTAATAAAAGATTTAATAAATTAGATTTTACTTGTTCTTTTAAAGTTTGAGTTCCTTTAAACATATTATTATCATCTAAAGGAAAAGCAACCCCAATACTAACATTTTTATTAATATCTAATGGACTTATTCTTCTTGTAGAATTTAATATAGGCATTTATTATTTTCCTTTTTTCTTAGCTATTGCTTTCATTAAACCACTATAATCTCTTGTTACTGCTTTTGCTATGGGTTCAGGCATTCCTGCTGTATCCATAGGCATTGGAGCTCCTGTTGTAAATGGGTTAGCCATACTTGCTGGTGAATTTCCTGATTCTAAATTAGTATCTCCTGCTGCTGTCTCATTTAATAATGCATTTAAAGCTACGTCCTTTGTATAATTTTGATTTGGAATATCTTTTGTTATTAAAGGTTTTTTACCCATTATTTTCTCTTTTAAAGAGGATTGTTGAGGTATTTCAATCTTTTTTTCAGTATGTTCTACTATAGTTGGTTTAAATTCATCACGTAAATCTTCTTTAAGTGATTTAATTTCTCTGCGTAACGCATAATCGATTTCTTCTCTAACTACTTTTCTAATTAGATTTTCAAAAGTTTTTGCTTTCATTGTTAATTGTGTTTATTAATAAATATAAAATTTTTTAAGGTAATGGTACAGTTTTTACTTCATAGCTTGTTTGAAGATCATCTTCTGTTCTTATTAACCTTTCTATTATTTTTGTTTTTCCTTCTATTTCTAAATCTGTTAAAAGATCACTATATAATATAGTCATTTTATCTCGTATATTACTTGTGTCTATTGGTGTTAATGTTCCTTGTGCTGCTTTATTTATAGCTATTTGAAGTTGTTCGTCTAGTAAATTAATATTTATATTTCCATCATTACTTACAGGAGATTGATCAGCTACATTACATTTTTTAATATAATTTCTATATAAAAATATTGCAAAATCTTTTAATTTAACTATCACTGCTATTAAACTTTTAATTGCAGCTATGACAATTTCCATAATACTAAATAATTTTTCTATTGCTTTTAATATTGTTGGTAAAGTTGCTACTATTGTTAAAGCTAATTTTGCATATTCTTTTACTTTACCAAGAATTAATCTTTTTTTCTCTCCCATAAAATCAATAACTTTTCCATTAGCTAAAGGACCTGAGGAAGTTGCTAATGCTACTTCAGCTGCTATTACTACTATTAATAAAGCTGGTACTAATATGTCTTGTAATATTTCTATTATTTTTTGTATTTTAGGTATTACTTTATCTCTTATTTTTTTTAGTTTTTTATCTATATTTTGAGTTTTTTCTAATCCTTTTTGGGGGATTTTTTTTAAATTATCTAAAAGATTAATAAGTTTTTCATATATTTTTGTCATTTTTGCTTGAGATCTAGTATCACAAGCATTAGATATAAATTTATCTTTAAGTTCATCTTTACTAGGGAGTTTTTCTTTTACTTTTTGAACTTGTTTTGTACCTTGATTTCTTAAATCTCCTTTAACTTTATAAAGTTGTTTATCTATTTGACTGTTTATTAAATTTCTTATTGTTGTAGATGACATACTATGCTATTTTAGTAATTTTACTTTTAAAATTTTGAATATTATTTTTTAAATCTTCTATTTGTTGTTTTCTTAATGATAACATTGTTTTATTTGAAGGATTTGGACCAGTTGGTGCCCCAGGAGCTGTTGTTATAAATGCAACTTTTGTAACTAAATCATCAATTAATCCTTCAAGACATTCTAATAAATCTAATAACCAAATATCTCCTAAATAATCTCCTAATACTGCTGGTTCTGTGGGTAATATATCTTCTCCATATTCTCTTTTTAATCCTAAATAAATATTAGGGGAATTTATTACTACTTTACTTGCATTGTCTCCATCTTTTTTATCACTAGTATCAAAATGAATACTACCATTAGTACTAAATCCTATTGCTTTATTAGAAAATAAAAGAATAGCATCGTCTTTAGCATTAAATAATAATCTATCTGAGTTTATTATTACTTGTTTTCCTTGATATATTTCTGGGGCCTCTGGTTTATAAGTCATTTTATTAGGAATCTAGTTGAGCTTTTGCTAATTTAATTAATTCTTCTTTTGATCCAGCTTGCATTTGTTGGGTTAATAATATATTCATATCATCATCTTTAACTGTTATTCTTCCATAACTATTTCCTCTTCCATTCCAATAATAACCTCTATTAGGTTCTACTTGATCTGCGTTTGGATGTTTAGATACAGGAGGTTCTACATTTTCAGATTCTTCCATTATATATTCAGGATATGCTCTTTTTATATCATGTTGATATTCTCCTATTTGAACACCTCCATATTTTTTATGTAAAGTA